GAAATGAGGTTGCAAGAACAACCACTGCACAGGGCACAAAACAGAGTAGTGCTGTACCTGTAGATGAAAATACTTGGGTACATACAGTTACAACTACTTATCGTTTTCCATTAGGGGTTTTTAATAATGTTAATTTAAGTGAGGTGGGTATCTTAACAGGTGCACCTGTTGTTTTATGGAATAGAGCACTCATAAAAGATTCAAACGGGAATCCAACTACGATCACAGTTCTTGCTGATGAAATATTGGATGTTGTATGTGAGGTGAAAGCCTATATTAAAATAGCAGATACGAGTGGCAATTTTGATCTCTTGAATAAAACTGGCGGTGTGATAAGAAATATTCAGTATATCGTCAGGCCATCAAAGATTAATACATCTCATAATGTGGGTGTGTCAATGAGTGCCATGAATTCACAAGCTTTTAATTATGCGGAGGGTTATAAGTCTGCAAGTTTGGTAGATGTAACTGGGAAAATAGGCGGAACAGCGATTGCTACTTTTAGAAATAACCAAGGAAACTATTCAGTAGCTCCATATGTAGCATCTAGTTATAAGCTAAAGTTCACCATAACCGCTGGTGTCAATGATATGAATGATCCGACTGGTTTAAATGGCCTATTTATTCAGGGTGTTTTGAGTAGCTTTCAGATTGTAATGAATTCCGCAATTATAAAAAATAATACTCAGCATTTTTTAATGGAGTATGAGCTGGCGTGGGGGAGATATTCACCATGATGCCGAATAATGCATTATCAACAAGCAGCGTTTTCGCTGCTTTTTTCGTGCCTAATCGTGTTGATGAACTCATCGACTATGAGTGGGGCGGTATAGACTTATATGACGCTTCAGAAGGTTTACAAGTCAAAATATGGACTTGCTTCTATGAAAGTGGAGTTATTAGAGTTCAAGCCGATCAGATAATACATGATTTAATCACAGTAGCTGATGTAACAGCATTAAGCTTTGCATTTGATTTGAGTATGCGCCCTGTTGTGACTTATGTAGTTAATGATGAGGTATTTTTATGGTGGTATGACACTGCTGTCGCTGAACATGTCACAACGAGTTTTGGAGCAAGCATCATCACACCACAACTTTCACTTGATGATCGCAGACTGCATCAATCAGCAAATGCCGATGTGATTTTTGCATATATAAAAGCCGAACAACTTTGTATTCGATTGCAACGTGATCGTTATCAAATTGAATATGAGTTGGGTGCAGGACAGATGCTCATTCAAATTGGAATGATGACGAATAATAGATTTGGATTCGTGACAAAGATTATGAATGGTTTTGATTTATTTTTAGATCAAATGTATGTCGATGCTCGAAATAAACCATTACGTTTTGATTATCTGGACCTATGCCCATTGCAGGCATCTTACAGTGTTCAGTTCGGAAATAATGTGGTCATAGCTGAAGGATTGAATGAAGATATTCTGCGAACTCAGTTTGAAAATATAGAAAATGTTGTGTCGGTTGCTTTCAATTTAAAATCTAAAGAATTTGATTACTTCATGTCTTTTTTTAGGATATGGCAGCATAAACGAAAACCATTCTATATAGATCTAGTTTTAGATCGTCGGCCGCTATCCCAATATCTAGCCCACTTCATTCATGACAGTATTTCAATGCAAAAACAGGGTGAAATCTTTAAAGTTGGTGCTCAGTTATACATCTTGAATAATGATTTGGATAAGTCTCAAATCAAGGCATTGGTGGAGGCGAGGAATGTCAGAGCTTGAAAATTTTCTATTTGGTGTTGATAACGCCTACTTAATCGAATGTATTGAGATCACACATAGTTTGTGGTCAAAACCTTTGCGCTATGTGACCAATGTTTCTGAAGGCGTGACGGTCATTCACGATGGTCAAGCAGCTCATTATGAATATGCCGTTTTAAAAATTGATCGGGGTAGTGTTAGTGATGATCTTGATCAGAAGCTAACAATAACTGTTGGTGATTTGGGTAAAGTCATTCCAGATTTAGTTGATCAGATTATAGGTGCTGATTCCCAAGAGCGACCACAAGTTACTTACCGCGCTTATTCAAGTCTCGATCTAGCGAATTCAATTTTACAGATTGATCACTTGGAGATTACGAGTCAAAACAATGACTATCAAGGAACAACTTTTGAGGCTGAAGCGGAACAATTGAATGAAGTTGGTACAGGTATTTTGTTCACAAAGGAGAATTTTCCTACCTTGGTTGGATTTTATTAGATAGTGAGTAAAGAAAATGGGTGTAGAGCAAAAGCAGCAATATCTATTATTGTTTGAAAAGCACTATGACGTTCATAAATATCATTGTGTTCACTTCGTGATTGATGCAGCAAAATACCTATTCAACAAAGATTATTCAAAAAACTTTATCGGTTTAACTGCGTCACTAAATGATGCAATTCAAACATCAAGAAAAACAGTCATTAGGAACAAGCATATAAAAGAGCCAGAGAATGGCTGCATCGTCCTCATGACAAGCCTCACAGGTAGCAACCATGTGGGGCTTTTTTATGGAGGAAAGGTTTTGCACTTGAATGAAACAGGGGTGCAATACGTTGCATTGAGAAGTCTTCGCTTACAATATCCGAGGTTTAGATTCTATGAGCCAGTTACACATTTATGAAAATCCGCTTGATGCAAGCTCTATAACGATAGAAACCACTGATAATGTTTTACGTCGATTCTTAGAAATAAAAGCTCAATATCTACAAGCTAGAATTTATAAAGATGTACCTTGTGTTGAAAATGATGTGACACCAGTTGATAAAGTGACTGCATTAAAATTATTGGATGCGGGGCCAGAAGATCGATTTCATATCGTTTGTCATGCGGGTGAACCAATCACAATTGCGTATGCAATTATAGCGGTCATTGCGATTGCTACGGCTGTGTATGTTTATACAAACATGCCAAGTCTCAATAATGACAGCTCATCAACTGGATCGCCAAACAATAAGTTATCTGATCGAGAGAATCAGCAACGAATTGGTCAACGTGTTGCTGATATTTTTGGTAAACGTAAATCCATTCCCGACCTAATTGCTCCCTCTTATCGAATATTTAAAGATAATTTAGAAGTCGAAGAATCATTCATGTGTATTGGACGAGGTTTCTATCAGATAGATCCGAATACGATTAAAGAAGGGGATACGATTGCAAGTACGATTAGCGGTTCAAGCTATTCGATATATGAACCATCGCAAAATATCACAACAGCAACCCCGCAATTACAACATGGTGCAGCGTTTGATGCTCCCCCATTGGTTACACGTAAATGCAATGCAGTGAATGGCCAAACATTTGTTCCGCCTTTTCAATCAAAAGTACAAGATGATGATATTTATTTCAAATATCCGAATCAGATTAAAGCGGTAGATTACTGGACACGTGAACAATTTACAGAACGTTTTGTCGTTGGTCAGGAAATCTCGATTCAAGGTGCAAATTGGGGTCAAGCTGATATTGCTGGGAATGGAAGTGCAACAGTCGATGCAACATTGAATACAATTTCAATCGTCATGAGTGAAGTATCGAATGCGGAATCTTATCAGCGTATCAATATTTTGACTTATGTTGTAAATGATCCTATCAATGGACAGTTGGATCTGTCTGGTACATACGATATTGAATCTATTTCTTATGCGATGGGTGCATATACAATCACACTTATTGATCCAACTTCTACTAATTCAAAGTTCTCTCAAATCACAGAAAATTTAACGGCAACATTAAGTGGATTACTCATCAATAGTACAGTCGGTTTAAATTTAGATGGTACATATGTGATCAGTGGTATTGATGGCAGCTCGGAAACCATATCACTCGTTGATCCTGGTGCAATTAATTCAAGCTGGAATGACCTTCAATACGAACCAAACGGAGAAACAGAACCTTATACAAAGTATATTTATTTACGATCAAGTCAAAATAACTGGATTGGATGGTATAGCGTAGATTTTGCGAAAGCGACGGGAATATTACTAAATTTTGTTGCACCCAATGGCATTACTCGAGGCTCTGAAGACAAGCACGTTGAGGTAACTGTTGAGTATCAGCAAGTGGTTAATGGTTCCGCCACAGGTCCTATATATTCAGAAACAGTCATGCTGCACGGCATTGATGGTAGTCGATCACAGATTGCAAAAACACTGCGGATTGATATGCCGTTTACAGGTGCTTTTCGATTTAGAGCAAAGAGAATTACAGATAATGGTGATCATGCTGATTTAAGTGATGACACCAAATTTTATCTCGCTTATGCATTTTATGAATCAGACAAGTTGATCTATGACGATGTCACGCTTGCTCGGGTACGTACAGTTGCAACACAGCAAGCAACAGGTGCGCAAAGCAGGGAGTTTAATCTGATTGCACATCGCAAGTTATATTCATACCAATCAGGTGAGAAATCAGTTGATCGCATGGCTACAAGTAATTTTGCTGACATCGTTTGCGCGTTGACAACAGATGAAAAAATAGGGCGAAGGGATATTAATACGCTTGATGTTGTTAGTTTATATGCCGTAGCTGATGAAATTAATACGTATTTTGGCATACCAATCGAATTCAACTATACATTTGATGATGCGAAGATGTCATATGAGGAGGCGCTTGCAACAGTTGCGAATGCTGTGTTCTGCGATGCCCGCCGAGAATCAAATCAAGTCTTTTTTGTGTTTGAACGGCCTCGAGATATACCGACATTGCTTTTCAATCATAGAAATAAGAAGCCAGAAAGTGAGAAGCGATCTGTCAGCTTTGGTGTAAATAAAGACTTTGATGGTGTGAAAATCAAATGGCATAA